ATTAGACGTACTTGTATCCAGGCGGAATCCAGATGGTGAACCTGTCGTACTGGAACGTTGCGTTCCAAGTACCGAGGTCAGCCACGCCGTAAGTTCCCTTCTTCGGCAACTTGACGGTCTTCGGCCATGCGTTAATATACGTGATGGAGAAGATGCAGTCACCGTACATCCAGTCGTAGTATTCCAGCGTAACCGTCTGGTTACGGAGGAGCTGCACGGTCGGGTTAGGCCAGTTGGCCTGTTGGCCGAGACCGAGGTGGATGTGGTTAGAAGAGTCCTGGGCGATACGGTTCGTCTGCCAGTTGGCATCTGAACGGTTTGCCAAGGTGAGTTCACCCGTGTTGTAGATGAGGTTACGCCATTCCATCATGGCTTCGTACGGAGCCATATCTTCGGTACACACACCGCCGATGGAGAATGTACCATCGAGGCCGTGCTGACCGACAGGATAGTGCTTGTTGAAGCCCATGTACTGGAACGCCTTGGATTCCAACTCGACGGCTGGAATGTCAGGCGGTTCCTGGACGTAGAGAGCAAAGGATGCTTCGCCGTCCTGGATGTCGAACTGGTCGTGGTTTTGAAGGCCCATGCCGAAGGCGTGGAAGATTTCTGTGGAAATCAGCATCCTCCAACGGCTGGTCCTATACGGGTCGGCGAGGGTGTCAATGGCAGCGCCAAAGAACACCTTTTTCTTCAATTCGTCGTCGATTGTCTGGTTGATACCCATAGTTTACCTCCCATTACACATAAAGTGAAGTGGTCTGAGTGTTGCTAGAACCATTGGATTCAACAATAGTTCTCAATGTAATCCAGCGAGAGGTCTTGGTTGGCTTCAAGCGGAGGTCAACGTGCAACTCGTTCCTGTCGATTACGTCAGGCGTGTTGTTCGTGTCGTCGCAGATAGCCGTACCTGAGTACAAACCAGCCGGGTTAGAGTTCATGATTGCATCGAGTTGAGCCTGCAGGTCCGACTGGATGTTCGTACGCAGGTTAGTGGTGTTCAACTGGAAGACCTTCCTATCGAGGTAGTGATAGAACATCTTGTGAATACCAGCCAAGAGCATAGCGACATGAATCTGGTCGAATGCTGAGCTTTCCTTCTGCATCGTGAAGTCGCCCCAGATGAACATGCCACGGCTGTTGAAACGAGTCGGGTTGACCCTGATTTCGGTCAGACGTGCGATGTTGGAATCAGTGTCTTCTGGATACTTGAAGGTTCTCGGATACTTTTCGGTTACGCCCCATTCCGTCGGGATGACAGCGTTGATTTCGCCAGCAGGCGGCAACCACCAGATACCGTTGGCAGCGTTTGCCGTGATGATGGAGGCCAGCTGTACGGACTTCACCACTTCGACGTTCATGAGGGTGTAGTAGCTGTCGAAGAAGATGCCACGGCCATCGTAGATAGCGCCCCAACGGCCCTTCACTCCGAAGCCCTGTGAACCAATCATCTTCCTGAGGGTAGTCTCGATGTTGGCTTCGCCTACGCCGTCAAGGATAGCAAAGCAGTCCTTACGGAGTTCGCAGACATTGAGGATTGCGGAAATGACCGTACCGTCGAGAACTTCACGGTCCTTCTTGAACAGGTTCTTGACACCAGTACCAGCACCGATGAGCATAGACACGTCCGTGCCATCCTTGTCAAGGAACAGGTTCCAAGCGTTTGCAAGGGTAGCGGTGTCGCTGTTGTTGGCTGGCGTGTATTCCCAGATGGCGTCGTTGATGATGGCCGGGTCACGTTCATCGTATGCGAGCATCGTGGAAACAGAGTCGAGACGTCCGTTTTCAACAGTCTGGGACATGTCGTAAGAGTTGTTCGTGAGGAAGTTGTCGAGGATGCCGCTGTCGTTGATGAGGAGCCTTGCACCGCTGTTCGTGAGAACAGAGTCGGCCACGTCACCAATGTAGAGGTTTCCGTCATCATGCACGTAAGGCACGATGGTTCCTTCCATATCGTAGCTCTTGCCGTTGAAGTGGTAGGTGATGTAGAGGTACATCCTTGCGATGGCCTCGCCTTCCGCAGAAAGCACATACACCTGCTTTGCAACGCCGTTGAAGTTCACATCTTCGTACTTGACGGATGCGAGACCCATTGCGTTGAACGAAGCACCGATTTCGTCGCTCACGAGGAGCTTGTCGGTACGCTGCATCACGCCACCGTTGTAGGTCGAGTATTCGAAGTCGAGCAAGTCGGTATAATTTTCACCTTCCTCATATTCGCCAGGAACGATGAAGTCTTCTTCCTGTACGCTAGACGGAACCGTCAGGTCGTATGCACCGAGCATATTGAATGTCAGGCCATCCTTGCCAGCCACCCAGATGTTTGCATTGGATGCCGTGAGGTCGACCAGTTTCCATTCGCTGTACTCACCGAACTTCGGTGCCTTTCCTGTGTCATCGAAGGTGATATCTCCGATGTGGCTGAGTATCACGATGTCTTTGAACGTGTTGATGTTCTGGACAACGTAGATATCGTTCTTTTTGAAGATTTTCGACGGGTCTGCTTCTTCTTGCTTGTTCGTCTTCTGACGGACGAATGCAACGAGGTCTCCGATACCATACTGTGTTGCCGTTCCGAACGGTACTTGCACGCCGATTGTGGTCGTCGTGTTGTACTTGGTCCTGTCAGCAGGGTCGGTAATCTGGGTGACGTTGTTGCCAAGGTAAGTGTTGATTGCAAAGCCTTCCTTGTTGAACGCAGCGAGGATATTCTTCGTCGTTGCAGTGAGGTTGATAATCTTGTTACCAAGAGAGGTGTTTCCTTCTACTTCCTCACCATTCTTCCCAGTGAGGGTCACTGAGCCAGAGCCAGTTACGGCAGTGACGTAGTATTCCTTCTTGCCTTCGGTGTCGAGCTGGATGATGTCATCGGCAGATACCGTTCCGACATCAACCATACCACGAGTCTTCAATGTGGACGGCTCGTCAATGAGGTCTTCTGGGAACACAATCGTAACGACGTACTGGGTCGTTGTCGTTGTATCCGTGTAAGTAACTGACTTATTGACCTTAGCTCCTACGGACGGAGCAGTTTCACTAGCAGCAACCGTGTAGGTCAATGTCCATACGTTGTTGTCGCTGGATATTGTTGCACCAGACACTGATGGATTACTTGCATTTTCTGGGATAGGTGCGGTTGCCGTAACTGTTTTGTCCTCTTCTTCGCCACCAGTCACCGAAGTAACAGTAAATTCTACCGTCTTAGTAACACTGGTTTCTGTCGTAGTTTCGACAGCCTTCGGTCCAGACACGTTTACGCCAACGTATTCTTCCGTTGTCGTTTTCCCATCAACAATGAATGTTGCCACCACGGAGTCTTCACCATTGATTGTATCCATGAACGCCTTTGCGTAAGCGTCTGGTGAATGGCCTTCTGTCGTATCAGGGTCAAATGTTGCAACGAGTTTGTTCGGGGTGCTAGAATTCCAGGTGACGTTAGTGAGGTCAACCGGGTTCAACACCTTGCTACGGTTGGAATTTGCATTCAACGTAACAATCTTTGCAGATGCGTCGCAGCTATCCTTTCCAACAGAAGTGATTTCGTACGAATCGAATTCGGCTACGCTACTATCCACATCGGCATCCAGCGTAATGGTTGCTTCACCGTCGACAGTGACTGTATCGACCGTACCAGTGACACTCTTTGTCGTATCGTAAACGAACTTGATGGTGTCGCCTGCTTCCAGAACGGCAGCGGACGGCTTGAAGGTGAAAGTCCTTCCATCAAGAGTGCTTAGGCTAACCGATTCTTTCGTCGGAAGACCGATGATACGTGTAATCTTGACGTTGGCATCAGGTTCACGCAACAGGATTGCAGAACCCATCTTTACCTGGGAGAAGTCAACGCTGTCGCCATTCTTGACATAGCTCATTTCGCCGTACTTCTTTACAGCACGGTTTGCGACAGCCGTCTTCACTTCGAGGTAGTCAACACCAGTCGTAGCGTCGTCGTTGTTGCAGAAGAACGATGCGGTCTTGGATGCCATGGACGGGACGTTCTCCAGCTCGGTTTCGTACTCGGCGACAACCTGAGTGTCCAAAATCTTGTTGACCGTCGCATACACTCCCTTCTCGTTCTGAACGAAGTTAGAAGCAGGGAAGTAGATTACATCGCCCACATTGAATGCAGGAATGGAGTCACAAACGAGGGTTACGAGCCTCTTGTTTTCCCCACCAATGTCTTTTTTGACGGTAGCGGTGTACCTGTCGGCAGCACGCCTTGCAGCGGTCGGGTCGCTGTTGACGAGAGCGAAAAGCACGATGTTGGTATCGGAACGCACGTCAGACGGCTTTCCTTCCTCATTGAACTCTTCACCAGCAGTCAACTGGAAGTCCACGTTGGAGTTCTCGGCGATGGTCTCCTGGATGGTGTTAATCTTGCGTTTACCACCGAAACCAGAGAAACCGTCTGCGATATAGCGGGTAGCGGCGAAGTGACGGATATCGAAGGACGTATGAATCACGTCGGTATCGTTTTCATCGCTGGTACGGGACTTATCGTAGTAGTCGCTCTTGGCAGCACTGCGGTCGAAAGACACGACAAATGCGTCAGACTTCAAGTCGGACTTGCGAACGTCGGTCTTTTCCACCTGTTCGCCGTAGGGACGAACGAAGTGTACGTGGCCGCCGTTGTTAAGCACGGCACGGGTAGCGTACATACCCATGTTCCACTTGGCCTGGTTGAACCCGAGGCCGAGGATGGAATCCTGATTCGCCGTATTGGTGATTTTCAGGATTTTGTTAAATTCGCCCTTAGGGGAGTAGCCAACAACGCCGCCGATTAGGGACGGGTTGTCAATGAAAGAATAACCTGAACGGTCTTCAATCTTGATGGCCACGCCTGGACTTCCTTTTCT